ACAGACGTTTCACGTCTGCTGATGATCCAGTCTGACCCATCAGTTGAGCAAATCGTTCGTGACGATCTGTTGAACGCGATTGCACAAAAAGTTGAAGATGTTGCCATCGAAGGCGGCGGGTCTAATGAGCCATCAGGCATCATCGACACTGCTGGCATCGGTTCAGTAGCTATCGGCACCAATGGTGGCGCGATTGCTTGGGACGACATCGTTAACTTGGTCAAAGAAGTTGAAGTTGACAACGCCGCGATCAATGGCAACACACTTGCCTATCTGACAAACCCGAAAGTGAAATCTTTGATGGCATCAACATCAAAGGTCGCTTCAACAGATAGCGTAATGTTGCTGGATGCACCTTGGAACAGCCTGTATGGATACAATTTGGCAGTAACCAACAACGTACCATCAGATCTGACCAAAGGCACATTGACCACAGCGTCAGCTATGATCTTCGGTGATTTCTCACAGTTGATGATGGGCTTCTTCTCAACACCAGACGTGTTGGTCGATCCATACACAGCCGGTTCAACCGGCGCAGTACGCATCCGCGTAATGCAGGAACTGGACATCGCAGTACGTCACGCGCAATCATTCGCAGCGTGCTTGGACATCGATGCCTAAATCACAAGCGGGGCGGCTTCGGTCGCCCCGTCTTTCCCATAGGGGGCTTTGATGAAGATTAAGTGCAAAAGAAATATTGTGATAAAAGGCGTGGCGCACGTCGTCGGTGATATTGTTGAGGTGACAGACAACATCGGTCTGGATCTGGTAAACACTGGCCGCGTTGAGGTGTATGAAGACAAGATCGGCATCACTGATCGCGCTGTGGGTCTGACAAAGAAATCAGCCGCCAGCCTAGTAAAGCGGAACACAAAGAAAAATGCCAAATAGATATATGAAAATCACAGTGATCAAAGACTGCCAAGCTGGATCAGTGGGCATAATGCTGGCTGGTGAAGATCACGATGTGCGTGAAGATGAAGCGCAAAAGCTGATTGATCGCGGTTATGCAAAACAGTGGTCAGCTAAAATAGCTAAAACAGCTAAAATAGCTGATCAGGATGATGATTAATGGCGGTCGAAAGCGCAGATGATCGTGCCATCTTTGTTGGCATTGATGATTTTGGCGTTGCCGCAACATTTAACGCGGCCACAGTGAATGGCATATTTGACAACGATTTTGTCGAGGTGGATGCTGGTGGCGGCGTTGGTTTTGCCTTGCAACAGCCACGCTTTGTTTGCCGCACCGCAGATGTATCCGCAGCCGCCGAAGGCGACACGATTACGATTGACGCCACGGGCTACACCATCCGCATTGTGCAAGATGACGGCACTGGTATGACGACACTGGTATTAGAGAAACAATGAGCCACGTTAGACAACAGATACGCGATGAAATCGTGACCACGCTGACGGGGCTGACAACAACGGGCAGCAATGTATTCCGAAGCCGGATATTTCCGCTTGAGGAAACAAATCTGCCAGCGTTGTGCATATACACCAAGAGCGAGACAAGCGAATATGATACAATCGGCTTGCCACGTTCTGTGAACAGGGTTTTGGACGTTGCTGTTGAGGCATACGTCAAAGGCGTGTCAAATTATGACAACACGCTGGACACTATTGCGGTTCAAATGGAAGAAGCCATTGCCGCTGATATAACGCTTGGAAATCTGGCCAAAGATGCACAGATCACGGCGTTTGAAGCTGATTTTGCGGGTGACGGTGAACAGCCGGTGGCCGTGGGTCGGTTTACTGTGACGGTCGAATATCGAACCGTTGAAAATGACGTTGAAAATGCCGCTTAAGGAGACAAACCAATGGCAACATTCAAAGGAAATGACGGTGTCGTCTTGATCGGCACTGACGCAATGGCTGAAGTAATCAGCTTTTCTGTTGATGAAACCGCAGACACGATAGAAAACACAAGTATGGGTTCAACCCATAAAAGCTACGTCGCCAGCTTCACCGATTTCAGCGGCAGCGTTGAAACTTATTTTGACGATACTGACACCGCACATAATAACTGCACAGCCGGTTCGACCATCGTCTTAAATTTGCAAATGGAAGGCAATACATCGGGTGACCACAAGCTCACCGGTTCAGCTATTGTCACCAGCCGGTCAATCGGTGTATCGTCTGACGGTATCGTGACTGCCACATATAGCTTTCAAGGCACCGGCGGTCTGACTGAAACAACCGTAACTTGATGAGGTAAATAATGGGCTTGGGAGAACAGATCGCAGCGCGACGTGCGTTGCAGCGAAAACAGATCGAAGTTGTTGAGTGGGGCGAAGATGACAATGCGTTGATCATTTACTGTAGCCCAATTACCGCCGGAGACATCGACAAGCTACAAAGAAAACACAAAGATTTTCTAAACAATATGACGATCACAGGTATGATTGATCTGATTATTGCAAAAGCTGAAGATGGTGATGGCAAGCGTCTGTTCACGTTGGAAGATAAGATGTATCTTATGAAAGAGAGTGTGACGCTGATTAGTGACATTGCTGGCAAGATGTTTGGCGATGTTGATACAATCGAGGACGCTGAAAAAAACTAAAGCAAGATCCGCTGCGGCTAAATATGATGGCCTTGGCGGATCGTTTGCACAAAACACAAGGCGAGATTGAAGAATTAACGCTGAGTGAATTGAATGAATGGTTTGCTTATTTTAAGGTGATGGAAGATGGCCGATCAAAATCTTAGATTTACCATATCGGCCATTGACAAAACCCGCGCTGCATTTGGCAAGGTTGCCGCAGGACTAGGCCGCGTCAGACGCTCTATAATGAGCGTGCAAGGCGCACTTGTGGCACTTGGGGTCGGCGCGGGTCTGAAGGTTATGGCAGATCAGATCGATGATCTGGCCAAAGCGTCAAGCCGTTTGGGTATGACGGTCAATGAATTGCAATCGTTACAATTTGCCGCCGGTCAAACAGGTGCGTCAGCCGAAGAGCTTGAAAAAGGTCTGACACGCTTCAATCGGTCTATATCTGAAGCCAGCACCGGCATCGGCACTGGTCTGCGGTCGTTTCAAGCGTTGGGCATTAGCGTTACTGATGCTAACGGCAAGCTGCGACCGACAAATGAATTGCTCAACTTGGTTTCTGACAGGTTAACACAGATCGAAAGCCCCGCTGACCGCGTGCGGATTGCGTTTGATTTGTTTGGCCGGTCTGGTGTGAACCTGATCAATACATTGCAGGGTGGCAGCGAAGAATTAAACAAACTGCGTGAAGAGTTTAATCAATTCACGCTTGAACTCACTGAGGAGAACGCCAAAGCCACAGAAAACGCAAATGATCGATTTGCGCGTATGGGCGAAACATTCAGCAGCATTGGCCGCATCATAACCGCGAAATTGTTGCCAATATTGGCCAGCATTTTAGAATTTTTGACCGTTAAACTGCTGACTGCGTTTGCAAACACTATTGCCGGTTTCCGCAATATGATCAACGCGCTGATCGATGGTTTCAATATGGTTGCCCGTAATTCTATGGGTATGCTTGATGAAATGGATCGCAGCAGTTTTGGCGAAACATTTGAAGCTAAACTGCGCGGATTAGCAGACGCATACAGTGAATTAAACACTGAAGCGGAGCAAACACCAAAGATAATCATTGATCAATCACAGGCTTTTGAAGATGCAAAAATCGGTTTTGAGCGGGTAAAAGAGGAAGCCGAAAAAACGCAAGAAGCTATCAGAGGCGTGACTATATTGACCCACGAAGGCGGGAGCGGTTTGAAAGATTACGCAAACGCCGCACGCGACACCGCTGGACAGTTGGACAATCTTGCAGTGCGTGGAATGAACCGGCTTGAAGACAGCTTGATGGGCGTTATGCAAGGCACAATGTCAGTCAAAGATGCTTTTAAATCGATGGCATCCAGCATCATTAGCGATTTGATGAGGATATTTATACAGCAGCAGATAACCGGCGTGCTTGCGGGTGCGCTTGGCGGTATGTTTGGTGGTGGTTTCAGCACAGTAGGCGCAGGTGCAAACACATACATCCCGCCTGGGTTGGCAAGTGGTGGTCCCGCAATGCGTAACAGACCGTATATCGTTGGCGAAGCTGGTCCTGAGTTGTTTATCCCACGGGGAAGTGGCACAGTTGTACCAAATGACAAGCTGGGCGGCGGCGGTGTTGTAGTAAACCAAACGATCAATCTGTCGGCTGGGGTTTCACAGACTGTTCGCGCTGAAGTTGCTGGCTTGTTACCGCAAATCAAAAATGCGGCTAAATCTGCTGTGGTTGAAGCAAGGCAGCGGGGCGGCAGCTTTGCAAGCGCATTCGGAGCATAGAAAATGGCTGAAACGTACCCGCTAACATTCCCAACACAGACCGGCGTTGCAAACGTCGAAATAACTGCCACAGATGTCGTTGCTGTAAGTGAAAGCCCGTTTAATTTTTCGCAACAAGTGGTGCGTCACGCTGGGGCAAGGTGGTCAGCAATGATCACAATACCGGCATTAAAGCGTGAAGATGCTGAATATTGGAATGCTTTTTTGCTGCGACTGCGCGGGCAATATGGCACATTTTTGCTTGGCGACCCAAATGGTGCGACGCCGCGTGGAACCGCATCGGGAACTGCTGGAACGCCCCGTGTGGATGGTGCTGGTCAAACTGGAAATGAACTAATCATCGATGGCTTGCCATCCTCACAAGTTGGCTATTTGCTTGCCGGTGATTACATTCAGTTGGGTTCCAGCTCAACAGCGCAATTGTATAAAGTGCTTGAAAATGTGACCACCGATGGCAGCGGGGGTGCAACATTAAATCTTTGGCCTGATTTACGATCATCACCAGCCAACAATGCGACAGTTGTTGTTAGCGATGCAAAAGGTGTTTTCAGATTGGCTTCCAATGAAGCTGTTTGGAATATAGACACTGGCGGATTTTACTCAATAGCATTTGCTGCGGTTGAGGCGTTATGACAAGAAGCGGTGTTCCATCTGGTTTTTCTGATGCCAGTTTTGTCGGTTTTATGGCTGTTGAATTAAAATTTGACAGCGGCAATGTTCGTTTGTGGAACGGTTACGGCGATCTAACTATAGACAGCAACACATATAATGGATCTGGAAGCGTTTTAGAAATTTCAGAGATTGAAGAAACTGCCGAAATTGGCGCAAAAGGCGTCACAATCACATTATCTGGTGTTGATAGCAGTATTTTGTCATTGGCTTTGGTTGAAAATTATCAATACAGAGAAGCAAATATTTTTGTTGGGACAATCTCTGGCGCAACCGTCAACAGCTATAAGGTTTTTTCTGGTCGTATGGACGTAATGTCAATCGAAGAACTTGGTCAGACTTGCAACATTTCACTGGCCGCAGAAAACAGACTTATTGATTTAGAGCGTGCGCGAATAAGACGCTGGACGGATGAAGATCAGAAACAGATTGATGCGACCGACTTGGGCTTCAAATTTGTTAATAAATTGCAAGAAAGAGCTATAAAATGGGGCGGCTAGTAGATTGGCCAGAGCGTCTTGCAGCGCACATTGAAGACTGGCGTTATAAAAAATTTAAATGGGGAAAAGCGGATTGTGCTTTATTCTGTTTCAATGCAGAAATAGCGATGTGCGGCCAGTCAAGGTTTGAAGATTTTAGCGGTCAATATAAGACACCCACGGGGTCATTAAAAGCGTTGATAAAATTCGGCAAGGGCGATTTGGACAAAAGCGTTTCTGAAAAGTTGCAAGCAGTTGATATTTCAAAAGCGCAGCGCGGCGATGTTGCACTTATAGACACAGATCAAGGTGATGCCTTATCATTAGTCATAGGTAACAAGCTGGCGGCAATGGGTCACGATGGTTTAGTGTTTTTGCCAATCACCGCTGCAAAAAAAGCGTGGAGAATTTGATATGGCACCTGTAATACCCGCGCTAATTGCCGGAGCTGTGGCCGGAACCACGATC